GTCTTCCACTTGAATGAAGCAAGATATTTCTATCTCACTATCATCAGCTAAATTCAATGTAACCTGAAGATTTCCACGGTTCATACTCTTTCTTTCTGAATTATGTTTTGGATTATTCCGTCAATAAACTGTTTATTCCAGACATAATTCAGCATACACGCTGCCTTGTACTTAGTCCACGAGAAGTCGAATGCCCCCACATGAACACCGTGACGATTTAACTTATCTCTTTGTTTTTCGCTAATTCTATCATTGAGCCAGCGCTTTGTTTTCTTTGCACTATCTCCATCCTCATTGGTTCGCAAAAAATCGTCAGCCGCCGCCATAGCTTGGCGTAACGTGCCAACACTAACCAGCCTGACCCTGCCTTGTTCTGGAAGATATATTGCTTCCATATTTCTTTTAACAATTGCGGCAGAAATGTGGCCTAAATCGGCTACAATAGCAAAGCCGTTGAACCCTGTTGCTGCCCAACACGAACCTGTTCCAAACAAATCAATCCAGCGAAACGGCGAGCGCTCCATTAGATCGACCTCTGTTAATTCAAAATGCTCAAGAGCTTCTGTATTTTGCCCTTCAAACTCATGCCCACAGATAGGACATTCACGAACACTAAGAGGAACCTCTGAGTCGCATTCCGGGCAAACTTTGATAGGGGCTTCACCGCCAGATTTACCGGCATTGCCATCAAGATCAACAGCGTCATCAAGCGAGCCGTGCGTTAGAACTGATGTACCAAAGTCCATAACGATGCAGTTTGTTTTGACCACATCTGGAAACTCATCAACATCAACTGTGCGCAAGCCCCGCCCAATCATTTGCACCATTGTGGCTTTATATGAGCAGGGGCGTGTCAGGATAACGCAAGACACAGGCGGCGCATCAAAGCCTTCGGTAAGCACTGCAACATTAACCACGACCTGCATATCACCATGAGCCAGATCATTTAGAATTTCTTCTCGCTCATCTTTTGGCGTGTCGCCAGTGACTGTTGCGGCGACAACGCCAGCATCAGCAAACTCTTCACACAAATCTTGTGCGTGTTTGATTGTAGAACAGAACACGATTGTCTTTCTATCATGCGCCTTGTCCATCCACTCATCAACAACCTTCTGGTTGATGGCGCGGCGGTTCATAATCTTTTCGACCTGATCCATATCAAAGTCGGCAATGGTCTTTCGTACATTGCGCAACTCATCTTGCACACCAACGTCAATGACATATGTTTTTGGCCTTACCAGAAACCCTTCATTGATCAGCGTAGAGATTTCGATTTGGTGACTGCAATTGCTGAATATGCCGCGCAGCCCTTTCTTGTCGCCACGGTTAGGTGTAGCCGTAAAGCCAACCACTTGAACGCCCTCATTGGCCTCCTTTGCGGCGTTAATGATACGTTGATATGTGTCGGCTACAGTGTGGTGCGCCTCATCAACCACGATCATGTCAATCTTCGGCATAGTCGCCAGATTGTTTTCGCGGGAGAGCGTCTGAACCATTGCGAATGTAGCATCGCCTGACCAGTCTTTTTCTGTAGCATTGTACATACTGCTAGTTAGGGAAGAATTTACTTTGTGAAACTTTGTGGAGTTTTGTGAAACCAGCTCATCACGATGCTGCAAAATAAGAATGTTATTATTTTTGTTATAACGCTTACCCACAAGCGCGGAAAGCATGATTGTCTTTCCGGCACCTGTAGGAGCCACGACAAGTGTATTGCCGTGCTTATCTAAAGCGTCAGAGGCGGCATTGATAGCCGCCTCTTGGTATCCCCGCAAGATCATTCTGTGATCCGATATTTATTTGCAGAGATTGATTTGTCGTACTGCTTTTTGATTACCAAACCGCCACCGCGCAGTTCGCTCATCTCATGATAGACAGTACCCTTACGCTTACCCAACTTAACTTGCAGTTCGGAGATTGTGTAAGGCTTTCCGCTTTCAAGAATTGTCTTCAGCTTTTCGCAGTAACGAGGATAGTTCGACTCGACTGCTTGTGCCGTTGTTTCTTGAATGCCAAAGATGGCTCTAAAAATGCTTCCCAACATCGTGACCTCCTATTGCGCCCAAGATGGCGTAACACCACCTTGTTGTTGTGGTGCGGCGGCTTGTTGTACCGGCTGTTGTACCGGCGGAGCAAAAGTAGGTGCTTGTGCAACAGGAGCCTGTACAGGTGCGGCACCAGCGGCGATAAAGCCCTTGGCATCAGCGGTAAGAACAGCTTTGATCTTATTCTTATCTTCGTAACCATTGGTACCTTTTTCGATACCGATTACAAAGCAAATGCTAAGACCATTTAGATCGCCCACGCCGTTAAGGCTACGAGCAGCTTGTGCTTGCGGTGACTCATCTTTGGCCGACAAGTTGAATGCGCTGTCGATCATGCTTTTCAAAGTGCGCAAACCAATCTCTTTGGCAACTGGAATGCCACGCTCTGAAAGCTTGTTGCCATCAACAAAGATGTTGTGCCACACCTTACGCTTATCAAAATCACCACCAGCAATGGTTACTTCAATCGGCAACCACTTGGCGCTTGTTGACTGTGACGACTTAAAGAAGTTACCCGCGCCAAACTCTGGCAGATCAATGTCGCCACCAGATAGTTTGACAAAGCCACGAGCGACTGTGCCATCAGGAATTAACTCAAAGGATGTGTTATCATACTCTTGAGCAGGTACGTTGTTTAGGTTAAGCATTGCTTTCTTCTCCTTCTGCAATAACCACTTCATTTGGATTGACGAATGCCATTGGCCTGTCAACCTGTGCTACCCCACCAGACATCTTCGCAAGAAGCTTGCCTAAGTGCGGCTCTTCAATTAAATCCAACCGACCACTGCGGTCTTTAGCTGGATAGTTCCACTTGTTTAGAGTCTGACAAACAAAGGCACGGAACTGATTGCCTTCATCGCTTGTCAATGTTGTCATCGTTAAAACCTCATCAACGATGCCGGGCAATTCGCGCCCAGTCTTACTGCCCTCAATCTGAAGGGAGTATTCATTACGTCCATAATCATCAGTTCTCTCGTCAAGAATGCCGACAAAGATCACGTTCTTATCACGGATATGCTGCAAGTGCGTTAGCCAAGCCATCATCTCACGCCCCTGCATTCCGTAGACTGCACGAGTGTCCAGCTTCCCAGAACGCTCAGAGCGAGACTCTGGCTGATTTTGGCAATGACTAAAGCAAAGGCGGCCAGCTACTGTGATACTATCAACAAAGATCGTATCGTACTTAGCCAGCGTCTGATCTGGATCGCCGTAGATAGAACACACATATTGATAGTGTGCCTTACTGTACGGCGCATCATCGTTTAGTGCTTCGTTGGGTCCGCCCAAGAAGCAAGCAAAGTCACGGCAGTCCTGCCATGTCTTTGGACGTAACACATCAACCTTTACACCTTCGATAGCAGCATCACCTGCTTCTAAGTCCATAAAGAGTGTTGTGTCAGTGTTTAGGGTGCGGACAAGACTGGTCTTGCCCACCCCTGACTTACCCGCGATCACAATCTTGTGACCGCGCTTTTCGGCAAGCCGCTCTTCTGCTGAAATAATTTTAAGCATTGTCAACCTCAATATTTACGGATGTGCCTTGCAGAAGAACAGTGCGACACTCTGATAGAGCCGCTTTGATTTCTGGTGGGGCTTGTTGGAATTTGGCCTCTGAAACAGAGACCTTTACAGAAGCATAATGCTTCGCTGTATCTCCATCCATCGCATCAAGAGCAGAGATCAACTGATCCTGATCCCAGTCAACCTTCTTGCGAAAGTCGAGGGTAATCTTGAACCCATCAGCCTTGAGCGTTGCTTGCCCAAAGTCTTTGCCCTTATCAGCAAGGTACTGACGAGCCTGATCTTCAAATTGTTGGATGAGAGAATTGTTAATGACCTTTAGTTCTTTCTGAAGGTCACTAATCTTTTGCATAACGTCATTGCGCCGCTCATAGACCGGCGTAAGATCGTTAGGAATAAATGGAGCTGGGGCGTTAAGCATGTTGCCCTCCTTTCGTTTAGTTGCTTCCACGATTTATATTTAGGAAACCTCAAAAGGATTGTCAACTATTTTTCTTAGATAATTTTATCTCAATACCGTGAACCGCTTTCATAAGCTTCTTTTTTAGTTTGAAATCAGCGGTTTCCACACCCTTTGCATCTTCAACAATTTCTTTTGTGGAGCCGTCTTCCTCAACTTCTTTGTATCTGAAGTCTGCAATGTACCTACAAATCTTTTCACCGTTTACAACTATGTCATACTTTATTTGTCTCTCTAAATCTCGTATAGCCCCGGCGCGTTCCATAGCGGTTAACTGCCCCCAACGCTCCGCCTCCCATCTGGAGTCGAATGTAAATCCCATGAACTGCGTCTTCTTTGCGCCATATTTATTATACTTGCGATAACCCTTAAACATGCTAATATATGCCCACTGTTGTTAACTTATGGGAGCATTATAATGGCCGATCCAAAGCAATACAAGTCAGTTGCTGTAGACATTAACACACATAAAAAGCTCGTTAAGCTTTCTACTGATGAACACCGAAAGGTTAGCCAGCAAATTGCAAAGCTTGTCTATGACGCATATCAAGACCGGTACGCAGATGAAGTGAGGTCTGGCATTGGGTCAGCAGCATGAAGGAGAAGGGGCCTATACAAAAGCTTATAGACACGGGGCAATGCCCTCGATGCCGTACAGCAGTAGACTATGACAAGGAGCCTGCTGTCTGTGAGGTGTGTAAGCTAGAAATAGTTGGGGCTATTCAGACTCAAAGAAAAACATAGTCTCTCGCCATGTTTCTTCCGTTATACCTTCAGTAAAACTGCCTATTGTTTTTCTTTTGCTTATGCTGTTGCGTAATTTTTCTACTGGTGTAAACCAAACACGCTCTAGATCAATAGCTACCATCGCAACTATATCGCAGTCGTCTTTAGTAAGGGGGGTTTTTTTGCTCCCTTTGCTTGTCATGAATTGGTACCCATAATCAGGACGATCAGAGCCTCGGCTCTTTAGAATGCTAGACTTTACTTGTATGCGCCACATGCGCCCTTCATACTCAGCAACTATATCGCTTGTGCCAAGATTGATTATGCTGCACGGGATGTGCATCTTTAGCAATCGAAGCGCACATATATGCTCTCCGATATCTCCAGTGGCTACTGCTGTGAATTTTTGCTGTCGCATACTTCCCCTTGGCAACAATCATAAATTACTTGATCACATTCTAAACATTGTTCATGTCCATGCACAACAATTGTTCGTAATTTATTTCCGCAACGGGGGCAATGTTTGTAATATTTTTGGGGCGGCTGTTCAGTCGTTTGATTTTTTCCCACAGTTAATAATCTCCTCGATGGTTCGACCGCAGCCAATACATCTTACGCGCTCTTTGTCTAGAACACATATCCCGACACATGGGCTTTTAGTCATCAGCAAGCGCCCGGAAACGCGCTGTAAGCCTTTTAGCCCGATTGGGTACCTGATCAAACCAGCGGCTGTCTTCTGCCTCTGCGGCCACAGTCATCCATTCTTTAGGGTCTTCCATAGCTTCTGCTACTGCTGCCCACATACGCTTAAATTTGCTAAAGCGCGGATAGCCTAGATTGAATGTCATGTTGCACAACGCTAGAGCGGCGTCTGGGTACTTCAGGTCAAGCTCGTTAAAGTCTACCCCGACATTGCTGCACAGGCGGTGACAGTCCTCAATGGTGACGGCAATGTCTAAATTAAACGCCTTGCGAACCCTGTCCTCTGATACCTCAGTGCCAACAGGTTCACCATACTCGGGGTCATGCTCTTTGATTAGGTGGCCGATTCCAAACGTAGGGAGATGCAAATGATCTAAATAAATCAAATACTTACAGCCCTCGTCCTCTGCGAGTTCTTCTCTTAACTGATCTTTATTCATGATTAAGGTTGTCCTGTTCCAAGCAGTGTCGCTGTGGCTGGATTAATTCCTAGCGCTTGTGCAACGGCTGGGTTTTGTGCCGCTTGCTGGCGTATGGTTGCTGCGTTAGCAGGAGGCCCACCAACTGGCTGCGTGTTAGGCGCAAGCGGCTGTGTTACATTTACCTGACCAATGCCTGATGCAGACACGGGTGGGTTCATGCGACTTTGTATCTGCGACAGTTGCTGGTTAAGGCCAGAGTTTTCCATTACAGCGCTAATTTGTTTAGATGCTTCGTTTGTACCCTCTTGCAGGGCTTGACCCGGAGTCTGCGCTACAGCAGCGCCAATCAATTGTCCTAAAAGCTCTGACTTTGCTTTAGGGCTTAGTCCCTTTGACATTCTTTCATAATCTTTTACAACCCTGCTATAGATAGGCGCGGAGTCAAGTAGCCGCCCGACTATACCAAACCGAAGGATTTTTCCTATATTATCTAATGGGCTAGCTGCAATATTAGCCGCGACAAGATCACCGCCTTGAGCGGTTCTTGCGTTTGCTGCCAAAATCTTTGCAAACTTCTCCATGTCAATTCCCATTTGTTTGCCAAAAACAGCCCGCAACTTTCCCTTTTCAGCGGCGGCTGTGAAGGCGCTAGACATGCCCTGCAAAGCCTTACCGTCAATGAGTGCGCCAACACCAAACTCTTTAGTCAAGTTAGATAGAAAGAACTGTCTCACAGTTTCTTTACCGGCATCATCAAGTGAATTCATAATTGACTTCACTTCATTTGATTTAGCACCACTAGCAGAAATATAAGAAGCCGCTGTTTGAGGGTTCAGAGCTTCATCAGCAAGTATTTTTTTACGAATGCTGTTTGATTGGAAATCAAAATATTCTTTTTGTGCCTTTGCAACATTTTCCAAAGCGTTAATAAGAGGCTGTCCAGCCCCCATAGACCTAGCGCCAAGCAATGCGCTTTCAATGTCTACAGTTTTTGTTCTACCCGGAATTGTAGTCTGGCGTATCTGCTCAGAAAGCTGTTTGATTTTTGCGTAACGAGCCTTGCCAAAAAGAACATCTCCTGTTGCACCAAGATCATCTATTTGTTTAGAAAAATTAGATCCCTTAAACGCAAACGTATCTTCACCGCTAGAAGCTGTCTTTTTAACAGCATTTGTTAGCCATGCATTAGCCAAGCGCTCTCTAAACTCGTTAGTAAACTTGTCTTTTTGGCCCTTCGGAGCATTAGCTCTAATAACATCAAGAGTTTTAGTTACAGACTGCGCGTCACCATTTTTAATAATTTTAGACATAAAGGTGACATTGGGCATTAGGTCTTCAATTGGTGTCCCAGATGTTCTGCTTTTAACAACGGCGTCTCTAAGCTCTTTTAGTCCAGTGGCTCTGGTCATGTTGTCGATTTTGGTCATTCCATCTAAATAAAACTTACGGGCTGATCCCAGCTCTTTGGCTGCGTTACTTAAAAGCTGTACACCCTCATCTCCAAGAGACCGCGCTGAAGACTGAGCAGCACTTGTAACGGCCTTTTCTGTCATCATATTGTCAATTAAACGTATTGCATCGTCTAATTTGTTTGTGCCATTTAAGCCTTTGAAGGCAAAGTTTGTGTCCCAAAGCTTTTTACGCAAAAGGTATAATTGGGCAAAAGACGCTTTGTTGCCGAGGCTGTTAAATCCTTCTATTATACCTTTTGCGACCAAATCCTCATCAGCGAGCTTATCACCAATTCCTGTGCTTGCCTTTATGGCAGGCCCATGACGCCTTTGAAGCTGTTTTGCCACTGTCTTTAAGGCTTCAGTGCTAAATATCTCTGAATCACCAACCGTGTCTTTCATAACCTTATCAATAGCGGCATATTTGGATGTGGCTAACTGATCAAATTGGTTTAGTGACTTGGCAAGAGACTGAAACACAAACGAATTAATACCTTCGTCCACCTTTGAGGCGGCACCTAGCTCTTTTGCGAGTTCGTCAAATTGATTTAAAACACCACTTCTGGCTTCTTCTTCCGCTATCTTTAAGGCTTGGTTTTTACCCTGTATACCAGCCTTCAGAACTTCGCCAGCTTCATCAGCAATAGACTGTGCTATAGGCTGATCGGCGGCCAAACCAAGCTGAGACTTGTAAGTGTTAAATGTATCGTTAAGCGTTTTAAAATTGCTTATGAGGCGCTTGCTTGTTCCTCTAATCTTTTCAGCAATTCTCTGCGCCCTTGCGGCAATTGATGTGCCGCCAGCGCTTTCAAGAGTTGGCTTTAATCCTCCAAATCCAACGCGAGTTTCGCCAAAGCCCATACCTGTGGGGCCTGAAATCTCGGTCATAACCTCATCAACTGGGCGACCTGTTTGCTCGGAAATTTCTTTTGCTTGAGCCATCAGTATTCGCTGGGAAGCTTTTTCGTCAGCAAGCCCCATTCCCACTGTTTGAAGCTCTTCACCTTCTAGTCTTTTCCCTCGCAAGCCACGGACAAACGGAGCCGCAATTTTTATTGCTCCTCCAATTACCACCTCACCGGCTGCGCCAACACCAAAGTCTAACGCAAGATCTTTTGTAATCTCACTAGCGCTTTGTCTAGACACGCCAAGAAGCCCTTCAATAGCCTCTTCAACCGCACCAGCAGCCGCTGTGCCTGTGCCAGCGCCCAAAGCCCCGCCTACAAAAGTTCCAAACCCCGGCCCCATTGTAGCCGTTCCCAGCGCTGCGCCTTTTACTGTACCGTAAATACCGCCAGCAATATCCGCACCCATGCTTGTTAAATCGGCAAGGTCATACCAACTCAAGCCCTCTTCATCAATGAGAGTGTTTTTCTGTAAGTCAACACCAACTTTTTTACCGCCCTCTGGAGTAAGGGCAAGCCTTCCACGATTGTCGCGCAGAAAGTCAGTGCCTTTAGACATGCCAAATAATTCTGTTAACTTAGCATCTTCTTCTTCAGCTTTTTCAGCCATAGACAGGACAGCGCGAAGCGAACCGCTTTTTACACCGGTTTCTGTGTCAAATGCTGAATCGACTCCTTGTTCTGACCTGCGAACATTAGACTGCGCCTGCACTTCCTGTTTTTTTGAGCCAATAAGCTCTGCAATTTTCAGCTCTTCAGCGACAGTTGGCTCTTCACCGGCTATCTCAACAAAGAAACTTTCTTTAGGAAGCTCTATTTTTATCTTGCCCATGTATCAGCCTTACTATTTAAAAAACTTTGTAGGTTTTTACGCCAGCTTCATCCGTTGTGTATTCAAACGCCTCTGAAGGATCACCAATTTTGTACGCTTTAAGAGCAGCATCTCGAATAGCTTGTCTTGATGCCTTATAATCATCTGCATTTGTATATCTTGTTTCATCTCCAAATTGCTTTAGGTAGGTGTTAATCTTGCTTTTCTTCGATGTAAAGATAGTCTTTGCCTCTTCAATGCTTTTCAAAGCAACATTCGGATCCCCAAACCAGTCAATCCCACCAAGGATTGCTTCAACCTGCTTTATGTCAACATTTGAAATACCGTTTCCTGTTTCCTGCGTAAGAAAACGCTTAAACTGCAAAATAACACGCTTTCTTATTGCGTCAGCGTCAGCCAGCGGCTTTGGCTTGTCTGCATACCCAACAAAGACCTCAACCTCTTCACCGTCAATGACTTTCTTTTCAAAAACAGGCTCTTTAGTTAAATCAAGATTTAGGGAGTTTGCAATGCCTTGCAGCAATTCTTTTCCTTTTTGAACTGTGGCACCGCCAGGAAGGTCTTTTACTTTTATAATGGCGTCACGAACCCTGTCTAAAGATGTTATGCCCTCTTGAACATCTCCAAGCGCCGTACCAAGAGCAGAGGCTTCCAAAACCGGTTGCTTAAATACTGCTTTTCCATCAGACGCTCTAGTTGCTGTAGTAATTTTTACACCCTTTATTCCGGCGTCTTCAAAGGTAATAGTATCAGATGTTTTTACTTTATTTTCAGCAGCTTTTTGTGCGCCCTTTAGGTCTGCTTCAGCCAACTTCACATCTAAATCGTAACCAAATTTGACACGCGCCAGTTCTCTTTCTGCCTTTCGCTTTTCTTCATTATCAGAAAGTTGATTAATTCTGGCAGTCTCTGCGCCAAGAACTTGGTCGCGGCGATCTCTAAGATAAGTTGCCTGATCAACAAGGAACTTTTGTCTATTTGCAGTTGCTGTTTTTGTTTCTCCAAGAGCATATTGTCCAGCAGCAAGCTGATTAGCGCGGGCCTCTTGACGCGCCCTTTCCATCAAAGGAAGAGCTTTTTCACCGGCTTCACCAACTGAAGACAGCATTTTTCCTACGTTAAAACCTTTTCCTGCTTTGTTCTGCATAAGCGCCAATCCAAATGCTGTAATAGCAGCTTTATTGTCTGGGTCGCCAGATATGTCTATGCCAGTAGCTTTGGAAAATTCATCTTTATATTCTTGCATTGTTTTTGCTTTTGACGGAGCCAAACCAAGCATCTTATTATATGACGCAAGAGAATCGTCCAACAATCCCTTATACAAATTAGTAGCGTCTTTTTTTAACCCTGCTTCCGTTCCAGACCCCCCGCCAGCCGAAGCAGAAGAATCACCAAAATCACCACGTTCTTCACGTTCAATTCTGGCATTAAACTCTGCATCGGACTCATCTGGTTTCTTTTTAGGCGAAGCGGCTTCTTCCCCGCCGTCAACAACTAAATCTTCGCCCATCTCGCCATCAAAATCGGCGGGAGGCACATCAAAATCAATAATATCTTCAGTGGCTCTTGGTATAGTGCCGCCAAATTCTTCATCAAAATTTAAAGATCCACCAGTAACATCAAAATCCCTTCCATAAAGATCTCTGCCTGTTTTGATGTTTGGCCCACTATAAAGACCACGAAGATCTTTTAAAATTTGACCGCCTAAATCCTTACCAAATTCTCCAATATAGAATGGTGTTTGTGTTGGCTCTGAGCCATCAATATTCATGCCTGAAGACTCATCAGGCATAAACATAGGCTCACTACTTGCTGACCCAGCCCCCATAAGACCGCCAAGTATATCACTTATGCTAGATTGAGCAGATTTACGAGCGTCAATGGCCTGTTGTTGAGTAGGGTATTTGCTTAATAATTGACCCAGCAACCCACCACTAGAAGCGTCTTTGCGAAACGCCGCTTCGTTTGCGTCACCTTGCAAAGATGGCGCTCTAATTGCCCCTAAACCGGAGCCTAAAGGTAGTATCTGATTCTGAGCCATTTATATACCCCTAGTTGCTGCCTGAGCCTGATGGCTTAATACCTTGCAGCGCTGTATATGCACCAACGCCTGCTAAGAAAGGATTGGTGTCTGGTGTTGTTGCTGACTTGAATGTTGATGACAATCCTGCACTTGGGATGCCCTTGAGCAAAGACTGACCCATTTCAAGTCGTGTAAACGGCTCTTGAGCAGTCTGCAACAGGTTCTGGCGCTGTGCCTCAAGCTGCTGTTGCTGAAAGTTGCGACCAATATCACCAAGCTGTGTAAGCATGCCAAGGTCAGCGCGGCCAAGCTCAGACTGTACGCGGCCAATATCAGCGGTTGTACCAGCAAGCTGTCCGTATGCCTGCCCCAGTCCGCCCATAAGCTGGCCTGCTTTTTGAGATCTTGCAATAGCCTCTGCATAGTCACTAGGCAATCCAGCCAATGAGGTTCCAAGCCTGCCCATAAGTTCTGATCCAGAAAGGGAGCGTTTTTGCTGGTCTTCAAAGGCTTGTTGCGCTCTTCTAGCGGCATCTGCATATCCTGTTGAGCGCAACTGAGCGGCGGTTCTTGCCTGCTGATCCATTGTCGCCCTGCCAAGTTCAGCTTGAGCCACACCCTGTCTAGCGCCACCAAAAGCGCCAGAGCCTACTGCTCTTGCGCCAATATTCTGTTCTTGTATTTGACCCTGCCGAGCAATGTCTTGCATCGCTTGGTCAATAACATCTTGTTGATATGGGTCCATATAAGCTGAAATGGAAGCTGGCGAAAAGCCCATCATGCCAGAGCCAACAGAGCCAAGGCCTTGACCAATTGCTCCAGAAGCCTGCAACTGACGAAGGCGAGCAAGTGAATCACTAAATTTTTCAGCGCCACCTGTTGGGTCCATAATTGTGCTAAGTCCGCCAGAAAGCGCTGCCTGCCCGCCAAGAGTTTGTCCAGAGGCTGCTAGCGTAAATGGAGCATAAGATCCAACCATTCCCGGAGCTATGTCAAGAGCCTTCTGCTGGAGTGGGTCAAGCCCAGCTACTTGCTGTTGTGGAAGCGATATGGGTTTGTCAAGAAGTCCGGTCGCTGTTTGCGCTCCAGAGTCGTCAAATTCACCAAATGCTGTACCAAGAAGGCGCTGTTCCAGACCTTCCAAATAAGGGGCTAGGCGTTGTACTTGTTCTACTGTTTGAGTAGCCATTAGGCCATCCTTTCAAACTTATCCATCATACTATACATGCGATTTATGCCTTGCTGAACATCACCGCCACCAGCGCCCTCTACTGCGTCACGGGTCATTACGAATTCACCAGCAGTCAACATGGCCGGAACATCATCTTGAGTTCCTGAACCCTCATTAGGGTCAATCCCACCATCACGGCGCGGATACTGTGCTAAACCGCCTTGATTGTAGTTAATCCCACCCAGTCTTCCATATTGCTTTCCGCCTGCATATGGCCTTTTTTCCCAAGAGCTTCTTGTGTCTTCTTCTTCATCGCCAGACAAAAGTTGCGCCAGCAATCCGGCGGCAGCGCCCTCACCAAGTTGAGTATTAAGAATTTTAAACAACATGTTATCACCGCCCATGCCAAGGCCCTGCAACAATTCAGCAGACATGGTTTGAGGCTTGACGGCTTCTGTTGGGGCGCTTGTTCCTGTGCCTGCTGGAATAATCTTTGATCCTGTTCCAGCAGCTTGAGTATTTCCAAACCTTGCCATAGACTCACCTGGAGACATGCCAGCAGTCATCCTCGCAAGATTTTGACCATCTGCACCAGCAGCTTGTCCAGCCTGACCAAACATCGTTTGCCCAATGCCGCCTAACAACGCTGATTTAAGTGCGTCTTTGGGTTTCTGGCCAGTCAGCAGACCAATACCACCAGAAAGCAAAGCGCTCTGAACTGCTGGACTCATTGTGCTGCCAAACAAACCGCTAGCAGCAGGCCCCAAAAAACTACCGGCTACAGCAGGTAGCGCTATTTTGGCTAGATCATCTAAAAAACCCATAGTTCAAATCCTTATTAAACACGAACAATTATACAGGAAATTCCTGCTATGTCACTATCTTCACTGTTCCTGTGTCATTCCATAGTGAACCTACTTCCAACCCTGTTGGGCTAGTGGGCAAATCCGTTAATGTAATCTTTGTACCGCGCATTTCGCCCGGGTTACGTTCTTGCTGGATGTAGTTATCCAGCGCTCTTACTAAATCTTCCATATAAGCCATAGTATATTCTTCTGGAGCCTCGGGAAGTCTTGGTGGTGGCAAGGCGCGAGATGACATTAACGCCTCCCATCTTGACGAATATCAACACGCGGACTACCTAGCTTCCATCGGACACCAGAACCTGATGAGTCAAGGCGGAAAGCAAAGGATCTTCCTCTGGCTCTTATGTTTAAATTTTCTGTAAACTGCTCTACTGGTACGGTTGCGGTTCGTGTTGCTGTTTTTGTTTCTGTTTGCAGGTAGTTTCCGCCCGGGTAGTTTCTGGCTTTAATAGTAAAATCGACTGCTGGATTTACAGCCGCAGAGCCTTCAAACTTAACATCTGGAATAATCCTCTTTAAAAACGCAAACTGTTCCCCGTCTCCAATATCCATTTGACTGGACTCAATGAAAGACTGCATCGGAACTCCGTCATCATCCTGACCAATCTCGTGATTATAAAGGTAATTACCACCAGCGGCTATAGGATATTGCCGAATACCACGATCAATCCATGCGCTTCTGCTTAGTGTTCCGTAATACCAAACCTTTTCCAGATAGTTGTATATCACATACCTATCGTTTTCTTCAGAGCTTGCAGAGGGGTAAAACCAAATAACCTCCCCCCACTGTGAGTTAACCCCAGAAACAACCTTTTCAGACTGCCCCTTGTTAAAGTCAGTAAATACATAATCTCGAACTGTACAAGGTAGCTGTGTGGTTTGACCGGCATATACATAAAAGTTATCAATACCCATCCAGAAAACGTAGTCTTCTGTAGCCACCGCAGCTTTTGGCCCTATAATTGTGATGTTAGAAGCAAGTTGCTGCAAACCAAATGTAAATGGTGGCCCAATAAAACGTAGAGAATGAAGGGACTTGTCCGTCCAAACAAGAACCTCACGCTTAGTCTCCACAGCCTGAACAAAAGTAGACCCAGAGCCAAGGCGCAAATCACCGGCTGTGTTGGTGGCTGTCGCCGTCCAGTCGGTAATTGATTCTTGGTCAGAAAAGCGGATCAACAAATTGTCTTGATCTGTGCTGCCCTGTGCGTTACAGCCAAAAGCTATAACATGTCTATCCAGATCAGAAACCAGAACCTGCTTTGCAATGATTGGCGTGTTAGAAGCTCCACCCAAGGTTCCAATTTCTACAGCCCTTGAAGCCAAGCTGTTGGTTTTATCCCAATAATAAATTCCACCGTCACGAGGATTAATAATTAAGTCTTCACCAAAATTATCGTGCGACCAAAGACGAAGCTCAGATACCGGTATAATACCGCCAGCGGCAGAGGAACCCCATCCAGTAAAGTCTAGGTTTGGATCAGAGTTTCCGATAGCCAGAAACACAGTCGATGCGTTTGCGTGACTGTCAGCGGCTGTTCCGTTTACACCTCTTGTCAGGCCGGTTAAGTCATTTCCAGATTTTCCAGAATATGTCATTAACTCTCGGTCAATTAAAATTGTACCAGTAGACGGGAATGGGCTTGCATTAAGAACTGTAAGTGTGGTGTCTACTGCCGAAAATGTACCGCCTTCATTTACGATTGTTTGCAAACCACCAAGAGTACGTCCGCCATAAAGACCCGCGCCCCAACCTGTGCCACCAACAGTAGTGTTTAGACCTGTGTTTATTTGATAGCTGCCAACAACGCTCGCTCCACCATTGCCTGTGTCAGAAGAGTTTGCTGGAATAACAACTGTTATCGTGTATGAATTGCTGTCGATAACAGTGTCAATTTGATATTCATCGTTGAGAATAACCGAAGATACAGACCCACCAAGACTGACAGCGCCACTAAAAGTAACAAAGTCACCAACCACAGCGCCGTGGGCTATGTCTGTTACGGTGATTGTTGTCGATCCATTGGTGGCAGAAAAGGTTACATCACCCGCTGATGTGGTTTCTCGAATTGGAGTAATATCAAAAAAAGCTTCACCTTCTTCAATGTAGTATTTAACTGTAGTGCCAATACCCATAAAATTGGAGCCGTCTATCGCTACCCAGTTATGGAGCCGCCTAGCAGTGCCAACAAAGGAGTTAGAACTGTACTTTTGCCAGCCGCCAATCTTCTCTGGGTAGCCTAAATGAAATCTGATTTTGTCCCCATCAAACCAGCCGCCCTCGTTAGAATACGATGTGTACTCTCT